ATGGATATACATATAGAACTAAAAATAAGAGAAGCAAGAAAAATAAGATATATGACAATGTCAGAATTAGCAAGAAGAGCTGGTATATCAAAAGCAACCCTAAGTGATATTGAAAATGGTGTAAAACATCCTAAGTTAAAAACTTACTGTAAAATATGTAGTGCATTAGAGATACCTATAGATAATGAAATATTGGAATGTGTTATTAGAAAATAAAAAATTGAAAAAAATTAAGAAATTCGTTAACGTTCGCCACAGCGAACGCTTTTTTTGGTATAATATATTTAAGATACTTTCCGGGGAGTATTAATCAAAATATTACTAGCATTAGGGGGCATATGAATGAAAAAAATTACAAACAAAAGACAAATAATAATAGCTAGAAAGCTAAGGCTATTAAAACACTATATGATTGTAACTTCATTAGGTAATCATGTATGTTATTCAATGATTAATGATATATTGCATGAGATTAAAGATGTATAATAAAAAAGAAAGCTACGGGTAATAGCTTTCTAAAACTGATTAAAATATATCATATTTTTCTTGCAGTAAGAAGTCTTTTGCCTCTTGTAGCAATAGTTTTTTGTGTTCTTTATTAAGATTATTATAAACTTTTAGGAGTATCTTGACGTCTGGATCTAGTTCTTGAGGATTGCATGAATTAATGCGATCCTCTTTTCCTGTTATAAGCCATTCTGTACTTACATTAAAATATTTAGCAATTCTAAACACGGCTTCTGAAGAAGGTTTAAATTTATTATTCTCATAATCACTAATATTTCCCCTATTAACTTTAGTTCCAGCAGACAGTTGCTGTTGGGTTAACTTATTTTTTTTTCTTAAAAATTTAATCCTATCACCTATAGTTTTCAATATATTCACCTCCAATGCATGAAATAATGCTTAACAATATGTATAAATCACTTATATTTAGGTAAAAATGATATAAATTGCATTAATTAATGCAATTAACACTTGACATTGCATGAAATCAGACATATAATATAATCATGGTTTACAAATAAATCACTTTAAATTTTAACACATCTAATTATCAATTTAAATGGCAAAAATATGTTCGTATATTTTTACACGTCTAAGATGGCATATCTAGTATTTGAGAAAAGTTTATATATTATGTATGAAAGAAAGTGTACAAGCTGATAGCTTATAAATCGGGTAGCAACCGAGTTGGAAAAGAGGTAGGAAATGAAATTAATAGAATTACTATTAAGTGTTATGACCGATAAAGTGACAGCATTGGAAAGTCAAGAAGATAGTAACGAAGGAAATTTATTTTGTAGCAAGCTTATGATGAAGAAAGAAAGGGTCAATGTTTATACTAAGGGTATTAAAAAGTTTGGACATTGGTTCAATAGTTCAAAGCTTTTAGAGTATATTGGTAGACAAGTGGATATTCGATATCAAGAAGATTATATCAATAAGCTATATGTATATTCTACACAAGGTCTTTTCATTAGTGAGATTAAGCGTACTGAACCATATGGATAACATCATAAGAGTGAAATTAATAATATTGCACATTGAAAATTAAATATGAAATTGAAAGGAGCTTTTAAATGAGTAAGAATATAATGCTTGAATGTTTGAAAGACCAAGAGGAACTTGTTGAATTAACCGATAATGGCAAGGAGCTTGTGAAGTTGTTGTCTGTAGTTTTGACAAGAGATTATAGTGAGTATGTTGAACAAGATGAACTTTGTTTTATCTTAGATGAAATTAATCACTATGATGAATTGATTAAGAACTATAATAAAGAGCTGAATGAAATAAAAGCTGAAATTATGCCATTACTTAAAAGGTATACAGTAATTAATAAAATGAAGTTTAAAGCAATAAAGCTTCAGGGCGATTTGTATGAGTTGAGAAGAGAACAAGCAGAAAAAGGTGGTATGGATGAAGAAGAAGCAGTCAAGAAAGCAACAAAGAAGAACGCCGACCAAATTAGGAGAGCAAATTAAGGTATATTGCATTACTACTAATGTACTACTAACTGATTTAGCAGATACCATTGGAATAAAGAAACAGTACCTGACAGCTATAATCTATGGTGCTAGAGGTACAGGAAAGTATACAGAGGTCTTTGCAAGGCTGCTTGATTTGACAGAAGATGAAGTCTTAGGACTGCAAAAGGATTATGAAATAGCTAGTTAGGAGGTGGATGTGTGTATATAACACTAGAACAAGCTGCCGAACTTGAAGGCATTAATTATGACACATATCGAAAGAAAGTCCAGCGTAACAAGGACACATACAACATAAAGCAAGAGGAAAATGAGAATGGTGGAAAACCAAGAATCTATATTCATACTGAAAACTTATCCAAGAAGGCAAGAAAATTATTTAAGGAATTGAATAATATTGATGTTGCAGATATGGTAGTTAAACAATTAAAAGATAATGATATGCCTTGGTATGTGGGTTATGATCTGCAAGAGTATATTAACAATAATAGTAAATATTATTATGAAGCTGTTGAGTATGCCAAGCATATTGAAGCTTGTGTAAATTATCAAGGTTCAAAAGATAAGACAGGATATGTAAGCAGCTATGCAAAAGAACTTGGTAAGCCAGCACGAACATTCAGACGTCATATGCAGCACTACCTTGAAGGTCAAGCATGGGCTTTGAAAATGAGTAATGAAGATGGATGTAATTATGACTTTTATAAAATCTTGGCTTTATGTCGCAAACCTAGACAAGCTGGAGAATTTAGGTTACAGGATGAAGTAAAAGCATTTATTGAAAATTTATGGTTTCATAAAGACTTTGCAATGAATCTTGGTACAAGAGAAAATCTATATGAAAAGCTTCAGCTGGAAGCAGACGAATATGGATGGCAATGTACATCTTATGCCACTGTATGTCGCTACATTAATTACCTAATGGAAGTTAAGAGATACAAGAATGCATATTACCTACAGCAAAAGGGTATTCGTGAGTATCGTAATCAAAAGATGGTAAAAGGTAGACGTAATACTAAGTCAATTCCTGTTATGGGACTCGTGCAAGGTGATGAACATACATTTGATTGTTGGGTTAAGTTTAAACATCCTAATGGCAAGATAGTTGCCATAAAACCTACACTTGTTTCATGGATTGATACAAGGACACGAGTTCTCTTAAGTTATGTTATATGTAATAAAGCTAACAGTGGTATTTTAAAGAAATCCCTTTACAAAATGCTTGTTAACTACAATTGTTGTCCCCAATGGCTGCTTATTGACAATGGGAAGGACTACACAGCAGAAACCATGACAGGTCGGAAACGGAATGAAAGAGTTAGTTTTGATAGTGAGACAGTCGGGTTTTATAGAAGTATAGGGATTAAAGATGATATTAGAAGTATTCCATATCAGCCTTGGTCAAAAGCTCAACAGGAACGTTTCTATGGCACAGTATGTAATAAGTTTACTAAATGGATGGGAAGTTATACTGGTACATTAACAGGGTCTAAGACATTTGCTAAGGTTAAAAAAGATATTCCTAAGATGCTAAAAGAAGATAAATTAATATCAATGGAAAAGTTTTATGAACTATTTGAAACTTGGGTAGAGACAAAATACCATATGACGGAACATGGTGGATTAAAGGAAATGAAGGAAAAATGGGTTAAACCTATGGAACTGTTCAATAACTGCGAAGATAAGTATTATAAACCAGCTCCACCACAAGAATACATGACTATGCTGATGATGAAATGCGAAAGGGTTCACGTTTACAATGTAGGCATTAAGAAGTTTGGTTATTGGTATCGCTCACTTGAATTGACAGATTATATTGGTGAGAAAGTTGATATACGTTATAACGAGGATGATGTAACCAAGTTATATGTATATACAAGAAAGGGTATTAAGATTGGTGAAGTAGTGAGCCAAGAATTACTCGACATCGCACCAAAGATATCAAGCAAAGCTTTAACAGAGCATATAAAAATGCAACGCTCACAAGAAAAACGTGATAAAGCCCGAGCTAAGGAGATGACTACACCACTACACCAAAGGGTTGAAAATCACAACGCCCACCACAACGTTGCTGGTTATATTATACAGAATAACCCTCCTGCTGGTCAAGTGGATAATGTAGTAACTCTTGTTACAGATAGTCAGTACAGACAAGAAATCAAGGCTAAGAAGGCTAATAAAACTAGAAATACAGACTTCTTCAATCAAGAAGCTAAAGAAGCTTTGAATATACTTAAAAATCTAGGATAAGAAATCGAAGAATCGGAGGGATTATATGAATTTAATCGGTAGAGCGAATCAGTTTATAGAATCAGAAGGCAAGACAATAACAGAAATCGGAAAAGCAATCAACTATTCAAGACCTACTGTTTCAAGATATCTAAAAGGTGATTATAAATCAGAAGATTTGGAAGTTGCACTTAAGAGGTATCTTGACGAACAGCAAGGATTAAAAGATGTAAAAGATATATTTCAGCAACCACAGTTCTTTGAAAGTAGAGATTCTACGTTAACCATAGGAACATGTAACTCCTGTCAGAAGTATTCAGGTATGGGAATTGTAGTAGGGCGTACTGGATATGGTAAATCCCATACATTAAGACATTATGCACAGCTACCGAAAGTAGCTTACATTGAATGTGATGACAGTATGGCTAATAAAGACTTGATTGAAGCTATTGAAAGAGCTATTGGACTACCTACAATGTACGAAACTATATGGAAAAGAGTCAATAATATACGTGAGTTCTTCAATGTGAACAAAGGATATCTATTGATAATTGATGAAGCTGACAAACTAATAAGCAAGTACACACAAAAGAAAATGGAAATCATTAGAGCCATATTTGACCAGTCGGATGTGGGTATGATAATAGCTGGTGAGGAAAAACTGGAAAAAGATTTAAAACAGTATTTGGAACGATTCAGTAACCGTGTGGACTTCTACTACAAGTTGCAGGGATTAACACGAGAAGAGATACAAAAGTATTTTGAGAATGCAGACATTGAAGAAGCTGCATTAAAAGAATTGATATATCGTTCAACCAATAAACAAAATGGCTGCTTCAGATTGTTGGACAGAACCCTCAAGAACGTTCTAAGAATTAAAGGAACACTTGATATTATCAAATATGAAGATATTCAAAAGGCAAGTTCCATGATGCTTTTATAGGAGTGGTTTTATGACGATTGTCGAGGTAAAGGATAAGATAAAATCATGTAGGAAACAAGTAGAAAACAGCAGAACATATAGGACTAGAATGATTGGAAAATACACCCTTGAACAAGAGCAGAAAGATTTTATTGACAGACAAGTAAGAAAAGCTGAAGAGGAACTTGATTCATACGAGAAATTATATGCATCAATGCTAAAAAAAACATTCTAAGCAAGGAGGAATATTCTATGAAAAACATGCTTTTAAGCGGTGAAGATAGAAACGATATTTTATACTATCTGCAATTACTAAAAAATGGCGAACAGGTAAATGAAGTTGAAAGAACATTTTTAAACAGCTTAGTATCAAAATTCACTTTTAATCTTGCAGAACCAACTAATGAAAGTGTAAAGATTGGTATTGATTTCAATATTGAAGAATACTATGCTCTTGAAAGAGTTATTGAAATTTATATTAAAGCGATTGAAGCTGATACTGATGACGGTGAAGGATATTTAAATAAGGACGAAATAGTCAGCCTGAAAAGAAAATTATGCAGACCTAATATTGAAATATTGAATAAGAAAACAATACCAGCATGAAAGGATAATGATAATGAATAGCTTATTGAATACTTGCTCCAGCTGTGCTAATAATATGCACGGTGGAGCAGATGGATGTAAATGTTTAAAAGTAAGGATTCATAATGATTGCTTTGGCTGGGCAGATGAAGAAGAATATAATCGTAGATTAGCAGATATTAAAAGCTATAAGGAAAGGATGAAAGCAGTTGAGCATACTAAATAGCAATGTTCTCAAAAAAGTTAGTACAAAAGAACTCATAAAAGAGTTAGTCAGCAGAGATAGTATTACTAATTATAAAGTACCTGAAGGTTATGATTTTACAGTTAAATGCAATGGTAAACGTGTGAGAGATAAAGGCAAAGCAAGGATTATAGTCATTAGGTAATTTGCGTATATGTACATATGTGCATGAAAAAGGAGCGGTAATGAAAAAGACAACACTTAATTTTTCTTTAACCAAGGATTTGAAGAAAGAAATCCTTGTACAAGCCAATGATGAAGATATTAATGCTAATGAATACTTATTATTGACCCATAGGTTTTACAGTTACTTCAAGAAAGAATTTAAACAAGAGAAAGACTTATCATTTTTAGAGACACTAATACATATCATAAAAGCCGAAATCAAGACGGAGCTAAAAAGTTAGGAGTTGGTCTAATGGATGAAGTTATAAGCTTATGGAATAAGACACCCATTGATATACTTTCCATAGCTTATGAAAATAGTGGCTTATATTTTACTTGCGTAGACGGACAGATTGTACAATATGATTTTGAACCAGTACAGGGTTATGGCTGGGATGATATGGAGTTTGTAAAATTTCTATTATGTGAGGTGATATAGATGGCAAAACAAAGTTTTAAGTCTCTTAATGGTTCTACTCTACCAAGTGTATATAGAAGAATATCTAAAAGCGGTGCAATCACAATACCAGCTTTTATAAGAAGAGAACAAAACATTGAAGGTGGTGACGGATTTGAAATCATTATCCAAGATGGAATGATGATATTGAAAGCATACAATCCTAGATGTGTGTTCTGTAACACAACAAAAGATGTTAAGTTATTCAAGGACAAGCATGTTTGTAATAGGTGCATAAGCGAATGTACAACTAAGACTGATACAGGAGATGAATAAGATGATCTATACGGAAATGTCAATAAAAGAGTTGGTGGATGAATTTACCATACAACACAAGGCACAAAAAGAAGCTGAAAACGAACTTGAAAGAATTAAAACAGAACTTCAACAGCGTGGACTTAAATACCTAGAAGATAAGAACCTCAAAACAGTTCAGTATTGGGGAAATCACAATAACTATGTACTAGTACAAAAGACAGAAGCTCTTGATATGTTGGATTACACCAATGTAAAGGCAATACTGAAAAACCAAACACAAAATTGTGTAAAGCCAAGTGTGGATTATAAGTACAAGTTTGAAAAGGATTTTAAGCTGGGAATGGCAGCAATCTTTGAGAAAAATTATGAGACACGTTCAGTTGAGGATATTCTAAGGGAAATGCAGTTTAATAGTACACAGATTGATACGATTAAAAACAAATTAACTCTAAGCTGGGTTAAAGACAAGGAGCTATTGAAGCTTCATAAATGCGAAGTGGATATTGAATTGTACCTCTACTTCATACACGAAGCCATGAAATATGAGAAACTCGTAACCATATTGAAGGCTGCTGGTTATGAGGATAATATTTATAGGATAGCCAATGATCTAAAGAAATCAATTATGAAAAAGGACGGTATAAAAGTTACTTGCAGTTATGAAAAAGGGTGATGCTATGGCAAAGATGACACAGTCCCAACGTAAAATGATTTTTGGACTTAGTAAGAAGTATGGCTTGGATAAAAATACCTTATATAATCTGATTTACAGGATAGCCAAGAAAGAGCATATATCAGAACTTACAAAAAGAGAAGCTATACAAGTGATTGACAATCTAACCGACAAGCCAAAACAAGAAGGTATGGCAACATATAATCAGATGAAGTATATCAAGGATTTGGCAGTCCAAGCAAACATAAATAGTTTGAGAAATTTTATTGAGAAGCGTTTTTCTATAACCTGCCCTGTTAATGACATCTTCAGATTTGTTACAAAACGTAAGGCTTCTAGCATCATAGAAGCCTTAAAAAATATGGTAACTGAAGTTGAATCAAAATCCTAGATTTGATATTGGGGTTTACAAACTGTAATAAATGGTGATATTATGAAAATATATAAAGATTGGAAAAATGAAGTTAAAGAAGAAAATTTAACAGGTATATACGAAGAGATATGTGAGCGTGTTGGATTAGATGCTACACTTGAAATAATTGATTTACTTCAAGGTAGTATGGTCTACTTCCCTACTCTTAGGAAAAGTGTTCGTCATAAAGTCCATGAAGAAATCAAAAAGGAATTTGATGGTTATAATTTTGTGGAGCTGGCGAAAAAGTATGGCTATACTGACAGGAGAATAAGACAAATATGTGAGGGTGACGTCAAGAAAAAACGGAATAAACCCATGGAAAATCAAATGTCTTTGTTCGATTATGTGTGAAATTCTTTATGAAATCCTTTCATTTGTAAGTTCATTTGAGCGATTATAAAATACTAATATGAGTTAAATCATGTTAGTATTTTTTTTATTGTCTAAAAAGAATTGGAGGAATTAAAATGCAGGAAATGTTAACACAAACACTTACGAACATAGGTATTGCTCTAGTGGTTCTATTAGCCAGTTATGCAACCTACTACATCAAGAAGGCGACAGCAAAGGCACAAGCGGAGATTGACAAGATTGAAGATGATAAGCAACAAAAGTTGCTTGTTAATGCACTGGACAGTTTAGAGGATTTAGCTTACAAAACTGTAGCCAGCATTGAACAAACAACAGCAAAGAATTTAAGGGAACTGGTCAAGGATGGTAAAGCAGATAAACAAGAATTAAAAGAATTATCAAAAGATGCAGCTGCAAGAATATACAATCAGCTGAAACCCGAGTATTGCAAAGTATTGGAAGATAATTTTTGCAACTTGGAAAAGTACATACTTGATACCATAGAAACCAACTTACCTATGATTAAGAAATCAACAAGCTAGAAGGTGTTTTAAATGGATTATAGTTGGTTATGGCAACTTGCTACCACATTAGGTATTGGTGTCATAGGATACTTTTTGAAACAGCTGAACAAGAATATAGACAATAAAATCAGTCAAAACAAAGAGGATATTTCAGAGAACAATGAGAACATCAAGAAACTACAGGATGACTTCAATGACTATAAGCTTGAACAGGAAAAACAGCTGAATGAATATAAACTACAGCAAGAGAAAGATATAACCAAGAGATTTGATAATTACATAAGCCGAAAAGAATTTATAACAGTTATATCCAATACAGATAAGAAGCTGGATGAAATATACACAGAAATAATCAAACGAGGGAGAGGTGAAAAGGATGGCACTTGAAAAGTTAAGCGGTAATGACAAGTTGAAGATGAAGCTTGAAAGAGGACAGATTCTTAAAACCTTAGCGATATTTTACCCAAGAGCCACTATGTTATCAGAATTGAAGTTGAGTCTTACAGCAAGAGGTATTGGAACAATAGCTAATCTTGATTCACATTTACAATATCTTCAGGATGCAGAATTAATAAAAAGAGATACAGGACTTGATAAAGTTGATGAATCAGATGATTTAATCAGACTTATCAAAAAAGGTGTGAATCTTATAGAAGGTGACTATGAAGATGCTGGTGTGATGCTCTAATGGGAGAACAAAGAAGAAGGACACGAATAACATCTAAAATAGACCAATTACCTGAAGGCATTAAAAATGAGATTGACGATTTGCTCCTTGATTCTACTGTTACCTATGCAGAAATAGCTGAATATCTTAACACAAGGGGTTATGAGATATCAAAGTCGGCTGTCGGCAGATATGCCATAAGACAAAATTCCGTAGCCAGTAGATTAAAGGAAGCACAAGAAAGGACTAAGGTCTTAGTAAAAGCAGTTCAGCAGAACCCTGATCTAGATTATACACAAGCTGGTATGCAAATACTGATGGATTCTCTTATTGAAAGAATCTCACTCGCTCAAGAAGAATTTGACGATATGCCCCTTGATAAAGCTGGTCAATTGATAACAGCCATTAGTCGAACCAATGCATATAAAATCAAGGTGAGAACAGACATCAAGAACAAACTGGAACTAGCCTTTGAAAAATTTGAGGAACAGCTAATGACTTCAGTGAAAAATCATCCTGACCTAGCTAAGAAGTTACAAGATATATTGGTGGAAGCTAAAGAAAGAATGTTTGAGGAAGGATTATCATGATTGACTTAGACAACTATATAAATGCTTTGGACTTGGACGAAGACCAAGAAGAAAAATTTAGTGAAGAATATCAGGAGAAATTGTTCCTTGAATATGTCCATGAAAATATCAATAAAAATGACAAATATTATGATTACAAGACAAAGCTATATGAAGCATTTAAGAAAGGTAAACCATTAACAGGTCAAAAGGGACTTAGGAAACAATTAGGTGCTATTGACCAAGAATATTTTGGAAGAGCTTACCTTCCCCACTACTTCACTAGAAAATCACCTGAATTTCATAGAGAATTGGATTTGATGTGGCAAGATGGTGTTCTTAAAGGGATTAATCCATATAAAGACTTCAAGAATGTCAACAAGAAAAAAGGTTGTAAAAAAGGTATAGCAGCACCTAGAGGTCATGCTAAATCTACTACTTTCACTTTCAAGGATTCAATACACGCTATAGTTTATCGCTATAAACATTACATAATGATTCTATCAGATTCAAGTGACCAAGCTGAAGGATTCCTTGGTGACATCAAATGCGAGTTTGAAGAAAATAGGTTGATTATAGAAGACTTCGGAGATTTGAAAGGCAGTAAATGGACTGATAGCGTATTTATAACCAAGACAGGGATAAAGGTTGAGGGTATTGGTTCAGGTAAGAAGGTCAGAGGTCGAAAAAATAGAAATTGGAGACCTGATCTAATAATTCTTGATGATGTTGAGAATGACGAAAATGTGAACACACCTGAACAACGTAAGAAACTAGCTAACTGGTTTTATAAAGCGGTTTCTAAAGCTGGTGATACCTATACGGATATTGTATATATTGGAACAATGCTCCACTATGACAGCTTACTGGCGAAGGTTCTCAAGAATCCAAGTTATAAGTGTGTTAAATACAAAGGTATTATTAGTTTTGCTAAGAATCAGGATTTGTGGGATGCATGGGAACAGATTTACATAGACCTTGAAAATGACCAGCGTGAAGAAGATGCGAAAGCATTCTTTGAAAGCAATAAACAAGATATGTTGGAAGGTACTAGTGTTCTATGGGAAGATAAATTGAGTTACTACGATTTAATGATTATTAAAGTATCAGAAGGTACAGCAAGTTTCAATTCAGAGATTCAGAATGACCCTGTTGACCCTGATTCATGTCTTTTCAATTCTGAATGGCTTGACTATTACAACGAGACTGAAATTGATTTTAGGGATAAAAAGTTCATATGCGTAGGTGCTATTGACCCATCACTTGGCAAAAACAAAAAAAGTGACTTTTCTACGATTATAACCTTAATGAAAGATATAACAGTTGGATATATGTATGTTTACGAATGCAGTATTGAGAGAAGACATCCTGACGTAATCATAACAGATACCATTGAGACTCAAAAAAGACTTAGACGTGACCTGAACAAAAGATTCTTAAAACTAGGTTGTGAAACTAACCAATTCCAGCAGTTTTTTAAAGATGTATTAGCAAAAGAAAGTGCAAAATGTGGTGAGTACCTTGCAATGGAAGAAATGTTCAATACGTCAGATAAGAAAATGAGAATAGAAAGACTGCAACCCTTTATTAAAAATAAATATATCAAGTTCAATCCAAAACATAAAAAGCTGGTTGAGTATATTGTCACCTATCCAATGGCTGCCAATGATGACCCACCTGATTGTTTGGAGATGGCTGTCAGATTGGCTGAAAAAATCGGTATAGGCAATCAAGGTGATTATAGATCAATCTTAAAACGTAGAGCAAAATTCAGAAAGGGGGCATATTAGATTGAAGCAGATAGTTGATAGTTATGGAAGACCTATTTCAAGTAAGAAACCATCAAAAGGTGAAATTGGAGTATCAAGAGTATATGACAAATATAGCACTTATCCAGCTGATGGGTTAACTCCATATAGATTGGCTAGGATATTCAAAGAAGCTGATGCAGGAGATGTCGCTAGACAATCAGAAATGTTTGAGCAGATGGAAGAAAAGGACTTACACCTATTCAGTCAGCTACAGACAAGGAAAAATGCAGTTATAGGACTTGACTATGAATTACTCCCCTATTCTGAAGAACCTTATGACATGAAAATATATGATTTCGTTAAACAGCAATTTGACCTTCTTGAAGATGACATTGAAGATAATTTCCTTGACTTGTTGGATGCAGTTGGTAAAGGGTTCGCTATGTCAGAGTTGATATGGGATATATCAGAAGGTCAAGCATGGGTGACAGAAATAAAGAACAGACATCAAAAACATTTCTTTTGGGATGAAGATAATGTAATGAGGATTATGACAGAAGAAAATCCACAAGGGATTATTTTACCAGCCAACAAATACATCACCCATGTATATAAAGCAAAGTCAGGACATCCATCAAGGGCAGGAGTACTAAGAGTATGTTCATGGATGTATCTATTCAAGAACTACACTTTGAAAGATTGGATTACTTTTGCAGAGGTCTACGGTATGCCTATCAGATTAGGTAAATATGACCCTAGTTCTTCAGAAGATGACAAAGATGCATTAATGGATGCACTTATTCAGATTGGTACAGATGCAGCTGGAATCATTCCTGAAAACACAGAAATAATCTTTCAAGAAAGTAATAAAAGCTCTAGCAGCGACATATACCAAAATCTAGCTGGCTTCTGCAATACTGAAATGTCCAAGGCTATCATAGGACAGACGTTAACAAGTGAAGCTGGTGCTAATGGTAATTATGCTACTGCCAATATACATAACCAAGTAAGACAAGATTTGCTTGAAGCTGATTGTAAAGGATTGGCTAAGGTATTCAAAAGGGATTTTATTCGACCATTAGTATACTTTAATTTTGGGGAATCAAAGCGATTGCCTAAGTTGAAACACAAATATGAGCCACCTGAAGATACAGTGAAAAAGGCTAATACCTATAAAACAATAGTAAAAGACATAGGGTTGAAAGTACCTACAGACCACTTATACAAAGAGTTCAGCATTCCTGAACCTAAAGAAGATGAACCAATAGTTGGTGGAACTGATGAACAGCTGCATAGTCAGGTAATGAAACTTGAAAATGAAATTATGGTACTAAAACAAAAGAAACCAACCAATGATACAGTACAAAGAGACATTGACAAGATAGCAGACACAGCAACAAAAGAAAGCGTAAATATTTTTCGTGAGATGTATAGACCAGTGAGTGATTTAATGGATTCTGTTTCAACACTGGAAGAACTGAAGAGCTTATTGGAAGATGAAGAAACAGTGAAAAAGCTATTTGGCAAGATGAAGCAAACAGACATAGAAGATATGTTACATAAAGTGATGTTTGTAGCTGACCTCATAGGAAGAGCTGATATAGAATGAGTTGGTCAACATACATAGCCAATAAGCTGATAAAAGATATCAAAGCTAATAAAAATGAATCTGAAAGCATTACCTATGAAAAGGCACTTACCTATTTTGGTAATAAGCTGGTGGTCGATTCAGATGAATTTGCAAAATTAAGTCAGGCTAGTAAAGCGAAAGCTTTCACAGTTGCAAGATACAGTGAAATGGATATCCTAAATAAGTTTCATGGAGAGTTGGTCGAAGCAATAAAACAGGGATTGACATTACATGATTTCAAAACCAGAATGAATGACTTTCTGATAAGAAAAGGTTATGAAGGTATAACACCTTTCCAAGCGGATAACATTTATAGAACCAATATACAAACTGCTTTCAATATTGGACGGTACAATGAAATGAATAAACCGACAATCACTAAGTATAGACCCTATTGGATATATGATGCCATTGATGATAGTCATACAAGAGCATCCCACAGAGCTATGAACAATAAAGTGTTCAGATATGATAATCCCGTATGGGATACATGGTATCCGCCTAATGGTTATAGATGCAGATGTAAAGTAAGGACTTTATCAGAACGTCAATTGAAAGAACGAGGATTAATGGTATCAGAACACCTTGACCCTGTTCAGCTGGACAAAGAGACAGGTGCAGTAGTTCAGATGCTGCCTGATAAAAACTTTGGAACTAATCCAGCTAAGACAGCTTTCAAACCTGATATTGAAAAATTCCCTAGAACTTTTCAAAAAGTTTTGAGTGAAGAAATGAAATGACCTCATAATCTGCCCTATAAGCATTTAACTATAAGATAGTACCTAAAAACCATAAAAAAAGAAAATAACGCTAAAATAACGCTTAGTAACGCTATGGAAAATTAATACAGGAAGTGAAATCTTTATGAAAAAATTTCAACTTATTAGTATGTCCAATAAATTGGAATCCCATACACCCAATTTAATAAAATTATTACCGCTTGGTCACGTCATGTCTCAAAAGGGTAATTTTGATGTGGACAACGAATCATTTGAAACAATGAAAAAATATTTCAATGGACGAGGACTTGACCTTGTTGTTGATTATGAACATCAAACATTAGAGAATGTTCAAGCACCAGCTTCAGGCTGGATAAAGGATTTAATACTAAAGGAAGACGGTATTTACGGAGCAGTCGAGTGGACAAAGAAAGCAAAAGAATACCTTGAAAACAATGAGTATCGCTATTTGTCACCAGTAGTACTTGTACGCTGTAAGGATAAGAAAGCTATAGTACTACATTCGGTAGCTCTTACTAATACACCAGCTATTGACAAGATGCAACCCATAATCAATAGCATTGATGTAAATGAATTAAACTTACAAGAATTTGAAGGAGGAAATAAAATGGATTTAGCAATATTAATTAAGTTATTAGGACTTGCTGAAGATGCAACAGAAGAGGACATAAAAAAGGCTATTGCTGATTTGCAAGAAAATAACAAAGACAGTAAAACTGACTTAGTAGCCAATAAGGCAGTACTAGAATTACTTGATCTAAAAGATGATGCATCACAGACAGATGTAACAGCTAAAATTACAGCATTGAAGAATCCAAGGAATTATGTACCTATGGAAATGTTCAACAAGCTGGCGGATAAAGTCAAGCTGCAAGAACAAAAAGAAATTGAGGATACTGTTGAACTGGCTCTCAAACAAGGCAAAATAATGCCAGCACAGAAAGAATGGGCTGTCAAATACGCATTAAAGGACATTACAGGATTTAAGAGTTTCTTAGAGCAAGCACCTGAAATCGTACCAATGGGTGAAAACGGTAATTTGTATTCACCTAAAAACAAATCAGGTGATGATGTGCAAATAAGTATCAATAAGCAATTAGGAATCAGTGAAGCTGACATTGAAAAATATGGAAAGGATGAGGACTAATGAGTGAAAGAGATACCCTTGAAAGAGATTCAAGAATATTAATATTACCAATGGCTGCTGTAACAATTAATGCTGGTAGATTTGTTGTACTTAATGCTTCGGGTTATGCTGAAGAAGGAAAAATCGGAGCTGATTTAATTCCAGTGGGAAGAGCTGAAGAAACCGTTGATAATTCAACTGGCTCGGCTGGTGATGTAATGATTAAAGTAAAACAAGGCTGTTTCTTATGGAACAATGATACTACAAACCCAGTAGCTAAAACGGATATTGGAAAGAAATGTTACCTGATAGACAGTGAAACTGTATCCATAGACAATGATTCAAATGGTCGCTCACTTGCTGGTATGGTACATTCTGTTGAAGCTGATGGCGTTTGGGTAAAAACATATTAATCTAGTAAATATCGAAGGGAGAAATGAAAATGCAAATCAATCAAGCTGTATTAAAAAATATATACATAGGATTTAAAACCATTTTCAACAAGGCATTACAAAACACAGAACCACTTTATAAAAAGATTGCAACCATAGTGCCATCAAGTACCAAAACAGAAGAATACAAATGGTTAGGCAAAATTCCACGAATGCGTGAATGGATTGGTTCAAGAGTTATTCAAAATCTAGGAGCTCACGATTATGCTATAAAAAACAAAAGCTATGAATTAACTATATCAGTTGATAGAGATGATATTGATGATGATACTTTAGGTATTTATAATCCATTAATGAAAGAAATGGGCGTATCAGTAGCCAGTCATCCTGATGATTTGGTATTTGGAATTTTGAAAGATGGTTTTACAGGTAAATGTTACGATAAAAAAACATTCTTTTCAGATAAGCATACGGTGGGTAAAAAAACTTGTTCCAACATGTCAACATACAAACTAACTAATGAAACTTATGGAGATGCTAGAGCAACTATGATGAGTTTATTAGACGAAAAAGAAAAACCACTAAAAATCAAGCCTAATTTACTTGTAGTACCTCCACAATTAGAAGCAGTTGGACGTAGGATATTACTGGCAGAAAAAGAAGCAAATGGTTCTGACAACATTTACTACAAGTCAGCTGAATTATTAGTTGTTCCTGATTTGGCAGATAAACCAACAGCTTGGTACTTACTTGATGTAAGTAGACCAATAAGACCTCTTATTTTCCAACAAAGGAAGAAACCACAATTTGTCAGCAAAACCAAAGAAACAGACGAAAATGTATTCAATGATAAGGAATATATATATGGTGCTGATTCTCGTGACAATGCTGGATATGGACTATGGCAGCTTGCTTATGGTTCTACAGGAGCAACGAACAAACCACAAGCTTAAAAAAGGTGATTAATTATGTATGTAACTGTTGATGAAATAAAGGCAGTAATCAAGAATGAGTCATTTGATGCACTGGTAGATGTTGACCTTGAAGAAAGTCAAAGAGAGACAAAAATAAATGACATAATAAATACAGCTATACAAGATGCAGATGGAACGATTAACGGGTATTTAGGAACAAGATACCCTGTTCCTCTTCCACTACCACCTGATAAGTTAATAAATAATCTGTCTAAGGACATAGCAGTCTATAACATATTCTCTCGTATTGGAATTGATGAAGACAGTCGAGAGAATACAATCATAACAAGATATAAAAACGCTGTAAAATTCTTAGAGAAAGTTGCAGAAGGAAAGATAAACCTACCTATTGGCAGAGAAAAAAGAAAGCCTGTTGATAAATTGAGAATCCATTCATCAAGGAGAATCTTTTCAAGAGATAGTATGAGAGGGATGTAATATGGCTGGTGTCAGTATTAGAACTAAAGGCGATTATGACAACTTGAAAATGACTATAAAGCACCTTGAAAATATAGCATATGCTGATGTTAATGAATTAATCGGTGAAATACTGTTAAGTAGTACTGATGAACGATTCAAGCGTTCAGAAAGTCCAGAGGGCAAGAAATGGAAAAAGTCAATAAGAGTAAAAAATCATGGTGGTAAGACATTGATCCAAAAAGGTAACTTACGTTCCATATATAAAAAAGTAAGTGAAGAAGGTGTTGCAATTGGAACTAACAAGAAATATGCACGCATACACCAAAAGGGTGGAATCATCAAAATACGCTCACGAAGGGTAAGAATAAAAATGCCTAAACGTCCTTTCCTTGGTATCAGTACGGAAGACGAGGCAGAAATAAAAGCAACATTACAAGAAGTTATGAAGGAGTATGTAACATGATCAGTTTATATAAAACATACTTAACCAATTTATTAAAAGAATCAGGCTGCAAGAGAATATATTCCACCATCAAGGAGATGGAAACAAGCCAAGCACCAAACATGGGCGGTATTCTCTTTCAAACAGAAGAGCTAAAACGAGTAAACACCAAGAAAACATTTGAGGAAGATGGCACAAGAAAGATTAGGCTAAAGAAGTATGAACGTATAACCAGTATATCAATCATTATAGGCGAAACCAACTACGAAAAATGCGAAAACATCTATGAACAATTCTTGATGAATCTTGACAATAGTATAAATGATGGAAAAGGCAACTCAATTAAGATTGATATAGGTGACAGTGACTGGGTAGAAGATAAAGACAGTATATTACGAGCCAAAATAGCTGTACAGATAGATGTCACATTTGAAAGCGGTATCTATAAAGACTATACCAATAAGCCAGTAAATCCCAACATTGGATTAGGATAGGAGTTGAGCAGATGGCAGCTAAACAAGATAAAAAAACAACCAAAGAACAGAAATATGACATAAAAGAATTACAAAAGAAGCTACACATAAATGATTCTATAATACAAGGAATAATGGTATATAAGGGTTGGAAAGAAGGCAAAAAAGTAACAGAACAAGAATTATTGGAAGCCAAAGAGCTATTCTTGAAAAGTCCAATAAACAAGTAAAACATAAGTGAGGTGAAATATCTATGAAAGATGTAAATGTAAACATTATTGATGGTGGATTAGGACTTAATTCGGGTGAAAAGAAGGCACACGTAAAAGTTGGTGTCTCTACTGCAAAAGTACACGAGGTTGTAACCATAACCAATACAATGAGTCCTGAAGCTATAAAAGAAAAAATAGGGATAAGTCCATTGACAGATGCAGTCCTTGACAGTGTCATGACTGGTGCAAATCTTATTTATTGTATTCCGGTCGCAGGAGCTGTTGCTGGAACAAGCAGCGAAATAAATTTGACTGGAACAGGGCAAGCCACTTATGCAGTAAATGGAAATCCTAACAAAGCTTATGAAATCATAATTGAAATTACAGGGAATGGTGGTCTGAATGATGCAACATATAAATATTCCCTTGACAATGGAGTAACTTATTCAACTGAAAAGACTATGCCTACTGATGGGAATGTAATACTGACTGGTACAGGATTAACAATCAAATTTACAGAAGCTTCAACACCAGCAGAATCATTTAAGATTGGAGATACCTACACATTCACAACAAAAGCACCATCAATGAGCAATGAAGAAGTTGTGAATGCAGTTAACACATTGAAGAACTCCATGCTTGAATTTGAATTCATACATATAGTCGGTGAATCAACAGAAGCTCTATGGTCTTCACTAGCAACTATAGCAACAGATTTCTTCAATAAGCATTTCAAGGCTATATATTTTATATGTGAAGCAGTAAACAAAACTCAATCCCAAAATATGCAGGATTATATACAAAGCTTATTGACTGCAAGAAAGACAATAAATTCATATCGTATACAGGTAGTTTCAGCTAGAGGGGAAATAAAAGGGATTGATGGAACAATAAGAAACAGTAATTGTGCTGGACTAATATGTGGATTATATTCAAAAGCTAAAGTATCACAGAGTATTGGTGAAGTAAAAAGCTTCAATCTACTAAACTATATCAACAAGTTATTACCTGAAGGCATTGGGGATGAAGATTACATTGATCAGTTGGATACCAATGGATTTTTAACTCTACGCCAATACTATGGCAAAGATGGATTCTTTGTAACCAATGCAAGGATGTTTGCTGATGAAAAATCAGACTATCAATATGCAGAATTTATCAGAACAGCAAACCAAGCAGTAAGATTAGTAAGAAAAGAAGCACTTGAATTTATGCATGTAGGCATTGACCCAACCAACCCACAAAGCAGTTTGGAAGTATTCAAAGCACTTATTGCTACACCACTTGAAAAAATGACTAAAGACAAAGAAATATCAGACTTCAAAGTAATAATACCTGAAGGACAAGACATTCTTGGAAGTGAAAAACTAGACATAAGTATTAAGGTTGTACCTTATGGTATAGCAAGAGAAATAGAAATAGAATTTGCACTAAGCAAACCATTTTAATTAATAATCAATATGTGAGGTGATAAAAAATGGCATTAATCAATGGTAAATCTTTTGACTGGTCAGATGTAAACATAGTACTTCCTAACTTGAATGTGGAAGTACAAGAGATAAGTTATGACGATGAACTGGAAAAAGAATTGACATATGCAAAAGGTAATCGACCAAGGGGTTACGGTACTGGTAACTACAAAGCAAGTGGAAAAATATCTATGTTGAGAGAAGATTTCAATGAGGTTCTAAACTATTGCAAAAAGAATAATACAACACTATTCAAGTTGATTATACCTAAGATAATTGTTAGTTATGCAAATGATGACCAACCTATTCAAACAGATGTATTACCTGAATGCAGTTTCTCTAAACGTAGTACAGGAGCAACACAAGGAGATAAAACCTTGAAAGTTGAACTTGATTTATTTATAAGTGGTGTCATAGAAAGTAATGGCGTAAGTGCTGTATAAAATGAAAATATCGGAGGTCTAAGAAAATGAAGAATACAATGAATGAACGATTAACACAAGAAAAGAAAGAAGAATTAAAAGATAAATATGGTAAGGTCTATGAGATAACAGCAACAGTTGAAGATTATGACAGCGAGGAAGAACAAGAAATCACTTTTGTCTTCAAGAAACCAAAAGCGGTTGACTATGACAGACTCATAAAGAATGCTGGTAAGAAACCAAGTCAAGCATTCAAGAATTTGACTATATCCACCATAATTGACGAACAAAAAGAAGCTTATGAAGAAGCCGTAAAAGAATTGCCTGGTCTTCCATCAAGCTATGCACAAAAGTTATTAAGTATACTAGGTGTAAGTGATACTGTAAATTTCAAGCAGCTATAAATCAGAAAGTCGAAGTTATAAAAAATGACTTTATAGCTTCAGGAGAACTACTGATTTATAAATACTTACACAAAAAAGATTCAAAGGATTTGGATATAGACCAGTTTATTGAGGAAATAGCAAAAGCTAAATTCCTTCAGGAGCAAGAACAAACACTACTAACCAATGCAATAGTAAAAGCCTTTTCAAAAGAAAAATAAGAAAACCAACTTCTATCGCAAAGTTGGTTTCCTTAAATGGATTAGGTCACTGTAAAATTGTGTAGAGCGTATAAATGTTTCCTTTAAAGAAGTTTCTTTAGCTCTAGTTCCAAAGTAAAGACAATAAGGAATTGAGTAAATAAAAACAAAAAACATACCAATTAGGATTGGTGCTGCAATAAGCATTGCTAAACCCAATAAACCTAAAAACAAATAAATTATGATTTTAATCAAAATATCACCTTCTATAAATTTTCTTATTTTATTGTACTATTATTAAATGAAAATTTCAACATAAAAAGAAAGGGGGCGATATATTATGTCACTTGATACTGTTTTTAAACTTTCAGTAATTGTTAATATGATTGATAATTTGACAGCTGTTTCAAGGCAAGTTAATAAATCTATAGACCAAAGTATGATTAAATACGAGAAGATGCAAAAGACTTATGGAACATTTGCAAAAACAGGAGCTATGATGGCTATGGGTGGAGTTGCCATAACAAAAGGTATATTATCACCAGTTGAAGCAACATTTAAATCTAAAAAGGCACTTGGTGAACTTAGTAGTGTCGGAGTTGAAAACTTGGAAGCTATTGAGGATGCAGCTACTAATTTTTCAGATACATGGTCAGGAGTTGTGAAAGATGAATTTATCAGTTCGGCTTATGATATTAAGTCTGGTATATCATCGCTAACTGATGAAGCTATTGCACAGTTCACAACCATAGCCAATTTAACAGCAAAAGCAACTAAATCTACAGCAGGAGAAATGACATCACTCTTTGCAACTGGCTATGGTATTTATAAAGATTATTATAATGATTTGACTGATCTTCAATTTGCTGAAATGTTTTCAGCTGGTATATCGCAATCCGTTAAACAATTTAAAACTACTGGTTCACAGATGGCTTCAAGTATATCTAGTTTAGGAGCAAGTGCAACCAATGCTCAAATACCTTTGGAAGAACAGTTTGCTATTTTGGGTATGTTACAACAGACTATGTCAGGTTCAGAAGCTGGTACGAAGTATAGAGCATTTCTTAAAAGTGCGGCTAAAGCTGGTCAAATGCTAGAATTATCTTTTATGGATGCAAATAATCAGTTACTATCTTTACCTGAAATACTAAGTATCCTACAAGGGAAATTTGGTGATACATTAGATGCAGCTGAAAAGCTACAATTACAAAAAGCATTTGGAACAGAGGAAGCCATTGCATTACTTAACTTGTTTTATACTAAAACTGGAGAACTTGAAACTAATATTTTAGGGTTAAATGATAAGTTAGGTCAAGGAACTAAAATAGCTGATGAAATGGCAAACGTGATGAATAAAGACCCTTCTTCTCAATATCAATTACTTAAGCAACAAATTCATAATGTTAAAGAAGAACTTGGAGAACAACTTCTACCAACATATATGGATATGATGAATAAAAATAAAGAATGGTTAACGGGATTAAGGGATTGGATAACAGATAATCAAGAATTAGCAGGTACTATAATGAAAATAGTATTGTTTTTGGGAATATTTTTAGGTGTTGCAGGTTCATTATTGTTTATTCTTGGAACTGTAGGAACTGTTGTAACTAATGGAGCAATGGTTTTTATGAAGCTTTTAAAAGCATTAAAATATGTGAAAAGCGGTTTTGAAACTCTTAGAATAGTAAGTATGTTTGCTAAAGATGCAATACTAAAGTTTGCTAGAACCACATTAATTAGTGGATTACAAGCTGTTAAGAATTTTACGGTAAATCTATTCTTGATGGCGAAACAAGCCATTGTTACAGCAGTAACATCCCTTCCACCACTTATTGCAAGTGTATGGAGTTTTACAGCTGCATTGTTAGCTAATCCGATAACATGGATAGTTATAGGTATAATAGCTCTAGTAACAGCAATTGTCCTCTTATGGCGTAATTGGGATAAAGTATCTAATTGGATATCCAACGTTTGGAACTCCGTTGTAGATGGTGTCATTGGCTGGTTCAACCGTCTACGAGATAAACTAGCCAACATCAATGAAAGTATTAGATCATTCCTAGTGAATGCAATTAAGGGAGCAATAGAATGGTTCAATAAACTAATTGATAAGATAGCTGGAATAAACGATAGTATTAAGATGTTCCTTGCTAATGCCATTGCTAATATTATCAACTGGTTCAAAGAACTGCCTGTAAAAATAAAACAGAAGTTTGACAGCATGTTAGGTATGTTCAGGGAATCAGGTAAGAAAATCATGGAGACATTAGGAAAAGGCATCATGAATGGTATATCAGCACCATTCAGAGCAGTTAAGACAGGACTTGCGAAAATTCGTAAGCTACTCCCCTTCTCGGATGCGAAGGAAGGACCACTGTCCCAGCTAACATTAAGTGGTCGAAAAATCTTTGATACCCTAGTTGTTGGAATGGAGCAATCAGCTCCACACCTGAAAGAAACATCAAAGAATGCATTTGAAGATATGAACGGAGTTATAGAAAGTAATGACCAAGCTGAACAGGATAGACAACATATAGATGGAGAAAGTGTTACCTATGGATTTGGAGACAAACACCTTGAAGTACACGTACATTTTGATAAAATCCAAGAGCTAAAGAAAGTATTAGGATTTATCAAGGAATTAGAAGAATACAAAGAAGTATTTGAGAGGTAATGAGATGATTACTATTGATGATGAAATTAAGATTGGAGATATCATTCTTCCAGGACTGGTACAGAAACTTACGATTAATGGTTCTGCCATTATTGATGAAGTGGAGATACAAGGACGGAAAGACAAGCCGAAACAGGCAGTAGGTTACGAAAACAGCACTATCAAGATTACGTTATTGCTTATTAACACTGAAGGTAGTTCCACATATGAACAACTGGCAATACTTCAAAATGCATTCAAGAAAACATATCAGAAGAAACCAGTTGTCTATAACATATTCAATAAGCATTTATCTATCAGGAATATAACAAAAGTACTTTTTAGTAAGCTGAACAGTTCAGAAGACAACAAGAGAGACACCATAAAAGTGACATTAGAATTTACAGAGTACATTCCTTTCAAGATACCAGTAAAAAGGAAAGCTAGAACAAAGACATCAAAAGCAAAGGTATCTTCTTCATTCAGTCAATACCTGAATAATAGGAGAACTGGACTAGAACCACCTTATAAGATTACAGCTGAAGATTTAAAAGTTACTGCATCCAACAGCTTGACAACTGATATAAATAAGATATTCAGGTCTCCAATTAAAGACTTTGATAATCCAACAGCATTTGCAATGAATGGATGGAAAGGATAATAAACATGAGTAATTTTATCATTGAAATTGGCAAAAATATTGTAACAGAGGGTATCGGGGTTGACTTGGTATCCTCTACCCTGACAGATTATGATTATGCCAAACTAACCATACAAGAAGAATTACATAACCTAATAGAAATAAACAACAATGAAGAAGTAAAAATTGATATGGAATTTGATGGTGTTATCACAACACTTTTTACTGGAACAATAGTAGATATAAAAAGTAATACAGTACGCTGTAAGGATGATATGATTCGATTACTTGATATTGATGTAAATTATACTTTTGTTGATACTACACCACAAGAGGTTGTACGGTATGTTTTGGATAAAGCTGATATCAGTGATTATGTTATTGGTAATGGAATATATCCTCGAAGGCTGATTTATATTAATAATCTAAATGGTGTACAGGTATTGAAAGAACTTAGTAAAATATATGGACTCAAGAATGTATACAGAATGGAAAAAGGTGTTTTTTATTGGGGAACACAATCAGTTATTAAGGACACTTACCAATTTACTTACGGTGAAAACATCATAACCCTAACATTTTCAGGGGAATCATGGGAACTTACAACAATAGCTTTACCAATAACTTGCAATGACCAAGCCATGATTAACCATCCTGAATTGACAGGCACTTTTGCCATTGATAAGGTTAGATACTTCAATGATGATGGGTTCATGCGTATGACAATAGGAGGTTCGTTATGTTGAATATTATTGATACGATGAAGAATGTTTCATATGATTACATAACTTCTCTTCATCCTGATTTGAAAAGCATACATTATCCTGTTATAGCTACCATAATAAAGCTGACAGAATTAGAGAGTACACATAAGACAATTAAAAAAATCATTGATGGCAGCGAGAATGATCTAACGATTAAAGTAAATAATTATATCTGTGCTGTCAGGGTACTAGACAATGACCTTGAAGAGAATGAGAATAAACCGCCTATACCAAACGTTAAGATAAAAGACATTCAGGAATATGCTGTAGGAGATAAAATATATGTATGCTTCTTATATAACGATTTGTCTTATCCTCTAGTAATTGGGAAGGTGATTTGATGGATATTTTACTTGATGATAGTGGTAATTTTGTAACAGCTGCCAATGGTGATTTTGAATTGGTATCAGGAGTTGACGAATTGAAACAAGAGTTAAAACATGAATTTGAGACTAACAAAGGTGACTTGTTCTATGACAAGGAGTACGGTTTTTCATTAACTGATTTCATAAACAGTCCACTTGATAATTTAATGGAATTAGAATTGAAAGAACGTATAAGGACAGGACTGATAAATAAAGAATATGTCAATAAAAACACCATTGAAATAGACATCATAGAAAAACAGCTAAATAAAAGTGTATTACAAGTAAAATTTGAAACTAATAACAGGGAAGCTATTCAGTTGGGTATATCAATAGATGATACTGTTAAGGTGGTGGTGATATAGATGGATAAAGAGTTACTGGATGAAATAATACCATTTACTACAGCTGAAGAAATGGAAAGTAAAATTGAAGAAGATTTAAAAGAAAGTGATTTCCCAATTACTAACTTTAAAAATGGTGGTATCTTTAAAACTATAATAACCATTTTTACTTGGGTAGTCGGGGAGTTAATAGATTTATTACAAAGTATCCTTCCTCAAATGTTCCTAACTGAAGCCACAGGAGCATGGCTTGACATTAAAGCTTTTGAATATGGGAAAAAGCGTAAACAGGCAGTTTATACAGAGGGATTAATCACATGTGGACGTATCGAAAAAGGAACAGAATTAACTATACATAAAGGTATCCAATTCAGGGATAAGACCAAAAAGTATCTATTTATTACCAAAGAAGATGTAACAATGGATACTGAAGCTCTAACCATTGAAGTGCCAGTCAAAGCAGAAGTTGCTGGAAAAACATATAATCTACCTTCTAACACTATAGTTGAAAGCGTCCAATATTTAGTTGGAATTGATTCAATAAGTAATGGAGATAATTGGATAACTATTGAAGGAACAGACAAAGAAGATGATGACAGTTTAAGAAATAGATGCTTTGGTGTATGGGATGAACTTGCATCAAAACCCACAGGCAAAAAATATGAATATGTGGCAATGGGTGTTGAAGGTGTGGTAAAGGTTTATGTGAATGATCTACATCCTAGAGGTCAAGGAACGATTGATATTATTATAACCAGTGCTACAGGAGAACCAACACAAGCTTTAAAAGACAAAGTATTGGCAGCAGTCGGAGAGATAAAAGGTTCTTACGATAATATCTTGATAAAAGGAGCTACCACCATCACACAAGATGTTAATGTCACCATATATGTTGACAAACTATATGTTTTAGAAGATGAAATAATAAATAATGCTAAAGAGGTTATTAATAAGTTATTTGAGAAGAATCATTTTTATATAGCTGAAACAACTCAAGCACTAATGAATATGAGCGATTCAATCAAGAATTTGTCTGTCAGCGAGCCAACAGCAGATGTTACGGTTGAAGTAACAGAAAACCTCAAGGCTGGTACAATTACCGTTACAGTAATAAAGGTCTAGGTGGAAGTCATGAAAAGTATAACTGAATATATGTATTATTTGGCTCATGGAATATTTAAGAAAGTAACAAAAACTAAAAGTGATTTGTATAGGCTGTTTAGTGCTACTGGTAAGATACTTGAAGAACAAAAGACTAATATATTTCTTCTTCGCAGACAAAGCATGATATTAACATCAAAAGGTAAAGGACTTGATAAACTAGGTCAGGATAGACGACTCAAGCGATACGACGGTGAGAATGATGAACAGTACCGTAAAAGGCTTTTGAATAAGTTCGAGGTCGCTGTCATGGCTGGCACTGACAAGGGAATAATTAAAGCTCTTCAAAGCTTGGGCTATGATAAAGTTAGAACTGAACCCATGTACATAGAGGATTCATCACGCTGGGCTGAATTTAAGATTTTCATACTAGATGGTGAGAATACTAATGCATTACAGAACATTGATGTAATCAAACAAACGATTATGGATGTTAAAGAAGCTTCCTCTCTCCCTACCCTATATATTGAGATGAATGCATGGTACTTAAATGGTGACTACAACTTAGATGCAACTAAAACACTAAGTACTCAAATAATCGTTGGAAAGTTTAAATGAAAGGACGGTGTTTTATATGGCGAATCATGAAATAAAAGACCCAAAAGTATTTAATGATCAACTAGCAGAGATACCTTTTAATGCACCAGCCCATCCTGATACGTTTAACCCAGCTTATGAGCAGCTTGTTAATAATGATGCTTATTTGAAAGAAAAAGTGGATGGAGTTAGTACGACATTGGCTGATATTGCGAACTATAAAAGTGATTCAGATACTTATCAAATACCTACAATAGTAGGAACTCAAATTCAACTACAAAGACAATCTGATACAAAAAGGTTGTTCTTTAAACTTAATAGTGATCTAAGTGGTGGTGACATAACAATATCACTAGATAGTGGAACTACAGAAAAGATTTTAAAAGACATAGAAAATGTCAATGTCATAGAATTAAGCAAAGGTTTTGTTGAGGTGGTAGAAGAAACAGATTTTTTTACTTATGCTCCTAAAGGTGGGGGCATAAAGATTGAGGATGCAGTAGAAAGGTTAGCCATTGTTAAAAGCGATACATCTATAAAAAGTGGTGATTTAGTAAAAGTTTTGGGTGATACTGTATCTCCAGCCATATCAATGATTGATAAAGTGGGTCAATACGGCTTGGCTGATAGTAGTAAACGATGTAATATAATTAAGATAAATGAAAATTATTTTTTGTTATCTGATTATAACACTATATCTATAGTTAAAATTGATGATAATGGATTTTTTACAAAAGAAACTACAATTGCAACAAGCACTAATAGTTGTTTGTGTGGTGCATGTATATCAGAAAATAGAGCAATAGTCTCTTATGGAAGGGAAGGTGCTTTAATAACATTTGATTTAGCAACAAATACCATAATTAACCATTATAAATTTTCTTTTGATTATTCATATCAACAGATGAAAACTAGTAATTTTGTAATTGTAGACGAAAATCATGTTATATTAGTGGGGCATAATGACTATTTTGATAATAAAACAAATCAATATGCAATGTTAACTATTACTAGTCCAACTTCGGTTACGGTAGGTAGTTATGTTCCAGTAAGTGGTAATAGATTAGGAAATGGAGCGAATTGTTCTACATATAAACAGTTAGACGAGACACATTTTTTAAGCACAGCAACCTACAATTATACATATAGTTGGATTTTTACGGTAATAGAAGGCTCTATCACCAACATGGTTAAAGTAAATATTGAAGAAAGTAAGTATTCAAAACCATTTTTTAAATTACTAGATTCTCATACATTATTAGTGGTAAATATAGATAGTACTTCTACTGTGAGTGTATATAAATTTAATAATGATTATACAATAGCGACATTGTGTGGTAACAGTGTTTCTTTAACAGGATACCCAAGGCATGTTGTGGAATTAAAAAATGGGAATTTAAGAATGTTAGCTGAATATTTTAAATCTGATAGATACGATATCATAGACTATGATATCGTAACTACAGAGGAACAAGTTGTTGTTAAGATTAATCAAAGGTTCGCAGATAATTTGGGTGATGTGCGATTATCTACATCATCCAACGTAATAAAGGTATGTACAGATGAAATATATTGTTGTTGTTCAGAACCAACAGAATATAATACACATAATATCAAGCGATTAAAGGCTTGTAAAAATACTAATGGAGTTGCAATGCAAAATGGAATTGACGGAAATATAATTAAAATCCAACAATGGTAGAAAGAGGTAATTTATGATATTAGTTGATAAAGAAAATATTGTTATAAGTTTAGAGAAAATAGAAGAAGTAGCTGATGGATTTATTGATGTTGTTAATCACATTTTATATCCTAAGTATTTAGACGCTATATGGTATAAGAATGTAACTGCACCAGAATATGTAAAGCCATATAAATATAAATATGTAGACGGTAATTTTATAGTCAATGAAAACTATCAAGAACCATTTGATCTTGAGAAAACGGTAATGGAACAAGAAAAAATAATTGACAAATTATTAGTCGATTCATTAATGGGGGTATAATATATGTTTGAACGATTAACTTTTCTATATAAACAAGGTTTAATTAACGAAACTGGATTAGCTAAAGCTGTAGATAAAAGATGGATTACAGAAGAACAAAAGAAGATGATTTTAGGTGAAGTTAGTGCGTCATAGGATACTTTTATGCATTAAAAACACAATTATTCATCATTATTTTCACCTTCATCACCATTCTCATCTTTTGAAGGTGAAAATATAAAATGAATATAATGTTTAAAAGTTCCAAATATAGTTTTAGCTTCAGTATATGTATTGATTTTTTTGATCTTATCTAATTTAACAAGAGATAATACTTTATATATAATAAGAAGCATAAGAGCTAAATTTAATAAAATTAATGGTGGTAAGTAGCTTGTCAT